CAGGTACAGCGGGTTATTACCCAGCAGTAAATGACCCTGCGCCTGTTTGATAATGCCAGCGAAGCGAGCCGCCCATGCAGCAGGCTTGATACCGAACCAATCGACCGCCCACTTCTCGCCGCCTTCAGCCAGAATGTGCATGAGTTGTGCGCCCCACATTCCGGTATCAAACGGTGCGCCACTCTCGCCACTGAACAGGTCTGCCACCTTCTTCAGCGCGGCGTTGTTCAGGTCCTTCATGCTGTCGATGTTCTTCATAAACTCGGCGGCGGGTTTGCTACCCTCGTCTGCCAGCGCCTTGATCCGCTTCATCACGGTATCGAAGTCGGTCTTAGGGTTCTTGCCTTGCAGGTCGGCAATCAATCGGTACGGCGTCTCATCTAGTGCCGCTGCCATGCGGTTTATCAGGTCGGCTTGTGGTCTGGTGTTGCGGTACAGGTCGTAATGATCCCTGACCTTTGGCATCTGGTCTTTTAGCATCAGCGGTACAACCTGCGCTTCTGCCGACAATGCCCAGCGTGGTAGATTCTGCTCTGTTACTGTGCCGCCAACCGTTACCTTGATCTTGCCATTCTCCACGGCGTTGACCGCATCACCCGGCGTGATCGCAGATAGCGAAGATACCAGACGATACATGCCTTCCACGTTGCCGCGTTCCATTTCCAGCATGGTTGACGTGCCGTTGATAAAGTCGTTAATCAATCCATCGGCGCGGGATTGTGGGGTAAGTCCGAACATCTTGTCAGTAAACTTACCAACCGCTGTCTTGCCACTCGGCTGCTGTCGTAGGGTTACATCGGTGCCTGTCTCGTCAACACCAGCAAACCAGCGTGTGACGTTGCCCATTTTTCGGACATCATCGACTGGCATCTGACGTAGGTTCTGGCGGTACTGTCGGTAGCCGGTCAGTAATTCGCCTGATCCCGTGGGGGCAAGGAATGAATTAGCCAGCGCAACATTGCCGCTTGCATCAGCAGCGTTGCCAATTATGCCACCAGTGACGGGTCCAATAATATCTAATGGGTCAAGCGCGTATCCAGCCAGCAGGTCAGACAGTTCACCGATGAAGCCATACTTCTGAACGGTGTACTCTCGTACCTGGGAGGGTGATAGCTTGCCATCCTGTAACATGCGCCTGATTTCAGTAAGCGCCATACCAGAACCAAACTCACCTTTAGGCGCGGCGTCAATGAACGTGTCCTCGCCCGCAATATTTACAACTCTTACCTTGCCATCTTTGCTGAAAGCAGAACCCACCTCATACGGTAACAGGCCGTAGAAACCTTCGCCCGCTTCGTATGCCGCCGGAATGTCTTTGAGTATCTCGCCAACCCCACCATAAGTATCAGGATCGACGATAGAGTTCTGTATTTGTTGACGCAGCGCCATGCCCTGCTGTAGCTGCGTGAATAGAAAGTTGAGCGTACCCATGATGTAGAAGGTTGCGCTCGGTTTATAGGCGTCGCCCATTGCCTGCTGACGCTCGCCCTCTTTCATACCAAGATAGCCCAACCCACTACCTAATGCAGCACCACCAATAAAACCAGGTACACCGGCCACACTTGCGCCAGCAATACCCAGGTTGACCGCCTGCTGCCCCATCTGCCCGCCCATTGAACGGAAGATACGGTTGGCATACTTCTTCCACTCCGGCAATGTCTGCCAGGTGTCGTAGTCAATGCCGTAATCCGTCCACTCACCAACGGGACCAGACTTTACCGCATCACTGACCGCTGCCAAATCCTGCTGTTCCCACTGTGGGATAGCATCCAGCGGCGGCGGTGCCCAGTCACGCACATATTCTTTCAGTCCAGGGTCGTTGTCAAGATTATCTTCCCACGTCTGCCAGTCGGTGAAGCGTGAGGATCGCAGCGTTTGATAAGCTGTTTCAATCTTTGGCTGGTCAATCCACTCCGGTACATTGGCAGCATACGGCACGGATTTTAGCGCATGGTAATAACGTGCAATCCGGCGCGGCGTCCAGTAGGGTTGCCCCTCAGTAGGACGCGCGTTGAACTCGCGCATAGCAGGCCACCAGTCTGGATAACGCAATTTGGTTTCAGGGTTCAAGCCCTGCGGTGGCTGTGGCAATTCGCCCGCCTCTGCCGCACGGTTATATTTCAGCCACGGATTGACAACGGGCTTGTCCGTCACTTAGATTCTCCAATTATACTGATTGAGGAAGTTCTGATACCAGGCCGGTATCCCTGCTCCAGCACTTCCGCCACTTCCACTGCCACCGTACCCGCCCCCACCAGCATACACGCCATTGCCGGAAGGCGCGTTCTGTAATCCGCTTGCGCTCGGCGTCTGCACCCAACCAGCATATGGGGTATAGGTGTAGCCCAAAGGAGCGGCACGTTGTCGTCTAAGCCACTCATCTTGCGACATCCCCGTACCAGGCATAAAGTTATTCAGCCCACGCAAGTTCTGACCGACTAAATATTCCTGCTGTGTTCGGTTGAAAGTGTTTGCATATCCAGAGCGCGGCGGAATACCGGCCAATTCTTCTGATGTTGGCCGACGCCATGCCCCTGGTGAACCCTGGGCATAGATACCCGTCAATGCGTTGTAGCGCGTGCGGTAATAAGTCTCCATTGCTTTCATACGTCCGGCGTAGACACTGGACTGATTAATCGTGCGCGGCGCAGTATTAGTCTGCGCAGGAGGCGTGTACTTGGCACTACCACCCGGATATCCAACCGCGCCGCCTGTGTTGCGAAATAAATTACTTAGCCACGTTGTTGCCATTGTCAAATCCCTCCATGATTGCTCTCATATCCGGGTCCATCTTTGACTTCATCGCCTCGATCACACCAGGTGCGGCGGTCTGCCGTATCTTCTGCCACATGGCCTGTACTGCCACCATCTCAGGATCGTGCCACTTTGCCATAAACTTAGCTTGCCAGTCAGCAAACTTGTTGCGCCCCATCATTTCAGCATCCCATGCGTTGCGAATATCAGGCATTACATTCCCTCCGGCGCACCCATCGGCGGAAGTGGCCCAGGCAGCGGTACACCAGGTACACCCGGTCTCGCGCCCGTACTACGCGGGTCAGGCATACCCTGTGCCATCTGTCCCTGCTGCATCTGTGCCAGTAATTCCGGGGGCATACCCTGTGGTATTCCACCCTGTCCGCCCATCATTTCAGGCGGCAATTGTACAGGCGGTAATCCTTGCTGTACTCCCGGTTGTGCCTGCTGCTGTGATAGCGCGATCTGCTGCTGTAGCCACTGCTGATAGTACACGGCGGCCGCGCGTTCCTGCCACACTTTTTGCAGTTCTTCTTCCGGCTGCTCGATATTCAGGTAGCGTTTCTGTGCAGTTTCAAGGCTCATTAACGGAGCGTCACCTGCTGTTACTGCAATGGCTGTTTGTGCATTAGCCTGGTCATCCTGCGGCATTTTTATGTCCAGTGTGCATTCGATGTCAATGTGATCTGGTAATTGACTGGCATCCACTTCGACAAGAGCCTTAGTATCACCTTCGCGCACACTGATAGTCCCGCCGTGGATTTTCAGCATCCGCAATCCTTTTGCCATTGCATCGCCCAACACGTGACTAATCATGCGCTGGTAGGGAATCAGCGGCAATCGTCCAGACTGTGATACCATGGCAAACATTGAGAACGGCGCGGTTCCGCCCAATGGCTCTCCCAGTGTTTGCCGATAGATGGTTGATTCAACGCCCTTCTGCTGTGCTATATCTAATACGGTCATCAGCGAGGGGTCGATAACATTCTTGTTGGCCGATCCGTAGTCCTCGTTGTTATCAATGACAATGGTTCCGTCAACGTTGCTGTAATCCACGAGCGGAGCCATCTTGTTGGGGTCGTTGCGTTTATAAATATTCTGCGGGTTAGCGCCAATTGCAAAAATGCGCGAGAACATCACAGTCAGTGCCAGATTCTGTCGCTTCCACATCTCGGAGCGCCACAACGTGTACAAGAACGGTTGTCTGGTGTACTGACCGGACTTACTAAACAATTCGCTGCCTTCGGTAATGCCAGCAGCTACGGGAATGAACCCCCACTCGTTATCAGACTCGATCAATGGTTCATCCACACCCTCGATCCAGACATAGTGTTTTTCATAATCCCAATACTCGCCGACATTTTTGACATCACTGTCTTTTGCAGCATCACCCAATAACCTCTCAGCATCTTTCCAACGTTGTTTGATGTCGCGGATTTTCATTTCGCGGAAGCTGTGAAACATGGATAGTCCCATGTTGTCATACACGGGGAATGCGCCAGACGGAGAGATGGTATCGAATAGCAATGGGGTCGATGCGTAGATGTCCTCCAATCGTTTCTTCAACTGCGGCGGGGCGCTATCCACCAGGTCTTTTGTGCAGGTTGGCACTACGATACACTCGCCGTACAGCAGGCCAGATAGGATCGGGTCATAGTGCCGTGGCTTACCCTGCGCTCTGCTGGCCGCTCCAAAAATACCGCCCGCCAGTTTTTCGATGGTGTAAGATGAATCGTCCAAAAGTTTGTTCATGTCCTCTGGCACGGCCCAATGCGGATCGGCGGCAGACAACAACCGTACCGCACCCTGTAAACTATTGCGCCCATCCGGCGACAATGTTTTCTTGATATGCTTCTCGTCAGGCAGATCGGCGTCTGGATTGAGAAGATATATATCCTCCATAGCCTTATTGCACGCGTCGCGAGTGCTGAACGCCGGGCGTATGTCCTCACATAGTTTGATAATCTCTTGTAGTGTGGTCAAATCTGGCTCACTTTCACCCAGGGATTGGGTTGTGTTTTCTGGATTATCGGATTGGAATTAGCGTCCATCAGTTCGTTGTACGCTATGGCAGACGCATCCACCATATCATCGTGCGCACGATCTGGAAAGCCATGTAGCTGTGATAGATAACTGTCTGTCCATGCAGCAGCCAACACCTTTACTTTGCCCTGTTGTGCCGCAATTGCAAAGGCTCTGCTCTTAGCAATCTTGTCCCCGGTCGAAGGCCTACCATCGGCGTTTATGCCTGGGAATTTCTTGCCCAGTTCTCGTTTCATCCGTTCCGTCTCTCGTAGTCCAGCACTGCCAGGCTCAATCTCCCATCGCACACGGTACACGGTCGCGACTTGTCGCGCTATCATCAGGTCTGCACTGATCGTGCTGTGAATAAACGCATCTACCTCGCCCGCGGCATATCGCTCGTTGATTACATCGGCAACGTAAAACACGTTACCAACCTTGCGCATCTTCACACTGGCAGTATAATCCGGGTCCTTGTTCTTCAATGACCGGAGAGTGGCTGCCAGATCAAACGCCTTGCACTCTATACCACCATTCGGAACTGCGCTTACCACTTCCAACCAGTCACGGTTGAATACCTTGCCAGCCTCGGCGCTGATCTTCCAGTTACCGCCACGCAGCGCATCGCCCAAAAAACGCTCTCGCTCGATATATGGTAACGCCTGTAGTTTTGCAAGATACTGCGGGTTGTTGTGCATCAGCAGTTGGTTGTCATAGATGGTGGCCGGGATGAATGTCACCGATTGGGGTATCTGGTCAGGGAACTGGTCTATCAATTCCTGTCTGGTGTCTGCCCAATAAACCTCATCGTTCCAGCGCACCATCCAGCGTATCTGCCCTGCTCTGTCAAGGTTGGCATACCCATCATCGGCAATCCACCACGACAGAAACTGCGGTAGCCACTCAGAACCAGGGTCAGACGGGTCAGGAGGATTGGCGGTTGCTCGCAACCTCGGAGGTATGCCGCACATGGAGCGGTTACGCATCTGCAAATACCAGAACATTTTTTCAGAAAAATGTTCTAGCTGGTCGAACATCAGATCGCATATTTGTGCGCCGTCCCATTTGTAGAGGTCGCTATCCGTGTGGCAATACCCAAATCCAACATTAGCGCCAGACGGGAATCGCCAGATCAAATCTCCGCGTACGCCGTCACCCCTGACAAATCGGTATAATTTTTCGCTCTCGTCCCACAGCCCACCGGGGTTATTTACCTCTGCGTAGGTGCGGCGAAATATAACGGCATTGAAATCTGCAACGTCAACGTCTCTCAGTGGATCAAGCAGCAAACCCCAGGTTTTGCCGCCGCCAGCAGCACC